TTATTTTGTTGGGCTTTGTAGCATGGCAAGGAAAAATCCTGCAGACAAAGTTGAAAAATGGGATATTGAGAAGCTGATCCCTTATGCGAGAAATGCCAGGACCCACTCAGGTGAGCAAGTTGGGCAGATCGCTGCTTCGATTCGTGAGTGGGGATGGACTAACCCGGTTTTGGTAGATGAAGATGGGGGAATCATTGCCTGCCACGGCAGGACAATGGCAGCGAAGCTTCTCGGAATACGTGAAGTGCCAGTGATGGTGGCTCAAGGATGGAGCGATGCAAAAAAACGAGCCTACGTTTTAGCTGACAACAAGTTGGCCCTAAACGCGGGTTGGGATGACTCAATGCTGGCCCTTGAACTCAAGGAACTGGGTGAGGCAGGATTTGACCTAGATCTAACTGGTTTTTCCCTTGATGAGATCAATGCGCTCACGCCGTTGGAGGTCGAACCTGGGTTAACGGATGAGGATGCCGTTCCAGAGGCCCCAGAAGAGCCTACAACGCGATTGGGCGACGTTTGGATACTAGGACAGCACCGACTGATGTGCGGCGATTCTACGTCGATTGATGATATGCAAAAGCTAACTGACAATCAGTTGGTTGATATGTGGCTGACCGATCCTCCGTACAACGTGGCATATGAAGGAAAAACAAAAGACGCGTTGAAAATTAAAAACGACAGCATGGGCGACGATCAATTTCGTCAATTTTTGCGCGATTCTTACGTTACCGCAGATACCGTTTTAAAGCCTGGCGCCGTTTTTTATATTTGGCACGCTGACTCAGAAGGCTATAACTTTCGTGGCGCTGCGCAAGATGCGGGTTGGAAAGTGCGTCAATGTTTGATTTGGAAGAAATCAACAATGGTGATGGGGCGACAGGATTACCATTGGAAACACGAGCCTTGCTTATACGGATGGAAGGAAGGCGCAGGTCACCTTTGGGCGTCCGATCGAAAGCAAACAACAATCCTTGAATTTGATAAGCCATCGCGCAATGGAGAGCACCCAACAATGAAGCCAGTTGGGTTGTTTGAGTATCAAATGCTCAACAACACCAAAGGTGGCGACATTGTGCTGGACTCTTTTGGCGGCAGCGGAACAACTATGATTGCCGCGGAAAAGAATGGGCGCCGTGGCTATTTGATGGAGCTTGACCCAAAGTATTGCGATGTGATAGTAAAGCGTTGGCAGGAGTTCACAGGTAAGCAAGCGGTTCACGAAGGAAGCGGAAGTCTGTTTTCAGATATGGCTGCGGAGTTACAAAAAAATGGGTAAAGTAGTCGAACACAACCCGAACGAAGAAACCCGCAGGCTTGTTAAAAACTTGTCTGCAGTTGGCACTCGATATGAGGATATTGCGGCGAAGCTTGGCATTTCGAGCGATACATTGACGAGAAAGTATCGGCGGGAACTTGATGACGGTAGGATTGATGCTAACGCAACGGTTGCGAATACTCTTTTCCAACAAGCAAAAAGCGGGAATGTAACCGCAGTAATTTTTTGGTTGAAGACTCGCGCTGGTTGGCGGGAAAAAACTCAAGTTGAGATTACGGGCGAAGATGGTGGCCCTATCAAGGTTGACACCACTGTCTTTAATGAACTGATCACAAACCTCGAGACCAGGCGGCAGCTCAAGGCCAATGAATGATGATGCGCTGATTCAGGCGCTCTCTGATCCTAAGGTACAGGCTCAGGCTGCAGCACTCTCCGACGTCGATAGAGCCGCATTCTTCTGGCGGATGAAGTGGCTTACTGGAGCCCATGATCACCAGATAATGCCTCCAGGCGATTGGTGGAGTATCTGGTTGCTCTGCGCGGGTCGGGGAGCGGGCAAGACGAGATTAGCTGCTGAACAGATAGGGTGGCTTGCATGGACTAATCCCGGCACTCGAGCTCTTGTTGCAGCACCAACATCATCTGACGTCAGGGGAACCTGCTTCGAGGGCGATAGCGGGCTTCTTAACGTCATTCCTCCCATTCTGGTAGCCGACTATAACAAGAGCCTGCATGAGCTGAAGCTGGTCAACGGCAGCCTCATCAAGGGCATCCCAGCGTCAGAGCCAGAACGCTTCCGAGGTCCACAGTTCCATTTTTGTTGGGCTGATGAATTAGCGGCCTGGGACTACTTGCAAGCGGCATGGGATCAGATTCAGTTCGGGCTGCGGCTGGGTAAGCGGACGATCATGATCTGCACCACAACGCCCAGACCTAAAGACTTGATCATCGACCTGATCGGCAGGGACGGCGACGATGTTGTGGTGACTACGGCATCGACGTATACCAACCTGGCTAACCTATCGCCAAACTTTCAAAGACAAATCCTGCAGTATGAGGGAACCAAGCTCGGCCGCCAGGAGATCTTTGCCGAGATCATTGATCCTGAAGAGAGCGGCATTGTCAAAAGGGATATGTTCAGGTTATGGCCGGCTGATAAGCCATTCCCGCGGTTTGAATACATTATCCAGAGTTACGATTGCGCCTATACAGAGAAGACGCAGAATGATCCGACTGCCTGTATTACCTATGGCGTATTCAAACCAACCGATGATCCAATGTCGGTGATGGTTATTGATTGCTGGCAGGATAGATTACAATACCCCGATTTACGGCCTAAGGTCATTGAGGAATACGACAATGTGTATGGCGAGGGAAAGGATCGCAAGCGCGTTGACCTCATCCTGGTTGAGGATAAGTCAGCCGGTATCAGTCTCATTCAGGACCTTCAAAGGGCGCATCTTCCCGTTCGCTCATATAACCCCGGCAAAGCAGACAAGATGCAGCGGCTCAACATCGTCAGCAACGTAATCGCCCGCGGCCGGGTCTGGATACCTGAGAGCAGCACCAGGCCTGGCTACGTCCGCGACTGGGCAGAGGGAATGGTCAGCCAGCTCTGTGCATTCCCCGAGACGACGCACGACGACTTTGTGGACTGCACCAGCCAAGGCCTGCGGTTCCTTCGAGACTCGGGCTGGATTGAGATTGACCCACCGCCTCGAGATGACTACGACGATGAAGACTACGCGGACTCCGGCGCCAGCAGGAAGCGCGTCAACCCCTACGCCGCATAGGTGATATATGCCAGCAACGTACCCTACGATGGAGAGGCTGCTTCGCGGTGTTGAACCTGAAGCCCGCAGCCGGGAGCTAACCCAGGCCGAGAAGGCGCAGGCTTTCCTCGAAGAGCAGCTAGCCAAGATCACCAGCCGGGAGCGGGCTCGCAGGCTCTCGATGACGGCGTTCGGTGGGGCCGAGAGCGGCATCCCTGGTGGCATGGGCGCCGTCGACTTCGTCCCGTTCTTGGGCTCCGCTAAAGGGCTCGAGGAAGGCGTTCGCGATGTCAACCAGGCAACCTATGACCTCGAGGCCGGCAGGTACGGCAGCGCAGCTCGCAACTACGGCGCGGCCGCTCTGGGTATGCTGCCAGGCGCTGCAGGTACGCTCAGGGCTGCCCCGGCTGTAGGTAGGGCTGCCGTTGATATGGCTCGGAGCCCGACTGCAGAACGCGCACTGGGCAGGCTGGCCGAGGCTACCGGTGCCGCTCCAATGTACGCAGCGCCCAAAGACTATCGAGGAAGTCATACAGCGCCCGGCCCAGATTACGGCGCCCCATTGCATGATGTGTCTTCTGGGGGTATGTATCCCAGTGACTTCTATGGCCCTAATGGGCGTCAATACTATGGCAATGAGGGTTGGGATTTTGACGCAAACGCCTTCAACAAAGTACTTCATTATAAAAACAAACCGGACGCAAAAGTTACTATATTTAGGGCGGTCCCAAAAAGCGTTTACAAAGAAGCGATGAAAAGCGAATCGCCGATTAAACAATTGATTCAACCGGGCGACTGGATAACATTGTCAAAAGAATATGCAAAGGCTCATGGCGAAAGCGCTTTAAACAATGATTACAAGATTGTCCAAAAAATGGTTCCGGCAAGACAAGTTTGGACAAACGCTGATTCAATACATGAATGGGGATACCACCCGGATATGCCAAACGAAACCGGGTCAATCAAAGCAGCTCCACAAGACGAGGCTCTGAGGCTTGCCCAGTTGCGTGCAGCGCTACCACCGGCGCAGGGTGGGTTAGGGTTGCCAGCGAACAATACGCCTGAGCAAAGGGCAAAGGCGATGGAATTTGATTTAGACAAAAATTATGTACACAATACATCATTACCATTTGATAAAGTAAAAGAAGGCGGAAGATTTTCTGGAATTTTTTCATTG